CTTTCGTCTTGAAGGTTCGCAGCTCGCCCAGCTCGGCTTCCAGCTCTTGGAGCTTGCGGGCATCCGCTGAGTTCCGGGCTCCGCGCTCGTACGCCTTGTCGATCATCTTCTGGATCTGATCTTGGGTCAGCGCAACAGTCTCCGGCTTTGGCGGATCGTTGGCCGGCGGATCGTTGGCCGGCGGGTTGTCGTTCGTGTTCTGGTTGTTTGGATCAGGCTCAGGCATGGGATTCCCTCCGATTCCCGTGGTTTACACGTACGGTGCTAAGGTAAGCTCATCTGTGGTAAACGTCAACCTTCCTGGTCCGCTTCAGCCGCGTTTGCATGCTGCACCGTTGGCCGAATGGGCGGACCTTCGCCCGGCTGGCGCGCTCCGCCTCCAGCGCCACGTACCTCGCTGGGGCGCGGCTCCCCGGTAGGCGTGGGAGGCGGTGGCTGCAGCGGCCCGCGCTCGAACGCTTCCTTGGAGCGCTTGGTCGCCTTGTCTACCTCACCCATCATCGCCTTGAGCGCCGTCTCCGGCAGCGCCGGGAACAGCCGCTTGATCAACCGCTTACGCAGCTCGCCCTCAGCGCTTGGCGAGTGGAGATCGTACTCATCGGTGCGGACTGCAATGTCCAGCTCTTCCAGCAGACCCATGATGTCGAAGTCCCGCGGATAACCCACCAGACCCTCATCTACGGGCTGCGGCTCCCCTGTGGCCATCCACAGCTCCACGACCTGCGCGATCCACTGCTCCATCTGCTCTAGCTCTTGCGCCGCGAAAGTCAGCGCCTTATTTAGCCGGTCGAAATCGTAGGCCTTCGAAACGCCCGACTGCGTCTTGACCTCGCGGCCGACTTCGCCAAGCAACCCAGCCAGGCGGTAGATCTCATCGATGTTGTCCTTGATCGTGGATCGAATAGTCTGCGCCTGCGACGCATCAGGCGACAGGTAGCGTGGCGGGTGCTGGGTGTTGCCGTTGAAGAGAAACACGCGCTTGGTGCCCATCTCGATAATGCGTTGGCGCGTGGTCTCGCGCGACGTCTCAATCGCAGCAGAGTTCTCACTGCCTTCGGCGCGCTCCACGGAGTTGAGGATCACGGCATCCGCCGGCATCGCAAGCTGAGAGAAGGTTTGGTCGTAGATGATCGTGTCGAGCTGCGATTGCTTATTGAAAATGTCGCGATCCAGATGCGCAATGTCGTCCAGCAGGCCAGGCGTCACAAACGCATCATCCGACTCGGTGAACTTGAGCGCGCGGAACGGCACGATCCCAAGATCATGTGTACCGCCCAACTCTGGCAGCTCAATAAACGGCCGCGCCTTCTGATCTTCTTTTGATCCAGTCGTATTGCGGATGAACACGCGCCAGCCCGTGCGATCCCACAGCGTGTAGTGGGGCACGGACGGCGAAGCCGACATAGGATCGTCGTCGTCGCGAATCAAGTCGCGCACAAGCAACCACTTGAGGTTGCCCATCTCATCCAGGCCCCCGTCCAACACATCGAACGGGAAGTACAGGCGCACAAACGGCAGCCCAATCTCCATCTCCTCGTCCATGGACTCGACAAACTCACTGGGCTTGTCCACCAGGGCCCACACTTGGCCAAATACCATGGCCCACTGGAGCTGAATCATCATGTGGCGATCGATGTTGCGCCCCTTGCCATCAGCGTTATCCCAAAACCGCCGCAATGCCTCTGACGCCTTGCTCTCCTGCCGGAGCGGAGGCTTGCGCCCAACGAAGGCACGAATCTGATCCACAACCTTCTTACAGTAGTTGTTGCGGTGCGATCGGAGGAGCCGATCACGATACTCCTCGGCCCCCTCCTTGAAGTATTTGAACAGATTGCGGTCATTGACTGACGTGTACGGAGTTCGGTCGCCAGCAGCGTAGACTTGATCTACGCCCTTGAACAGATACTCCGGCCCACCCTGGTACGACTCCAACATGAAACGCCAATGGCGCTCCCACAGATTGAAGCGCGGATGCACCCGGCGCGTGATGTCGGCGACGCGTGGCTCCGTCTTGGTGCGTCGATAGGCCTTGGAGGCTGACTCCGGTCCTTGGCTAGGCATGCGTGCCATGAGAAATCTCCTGACGCTGCGAAGGCTACAACATTATACCTCTTACGGTAAATTAGTCCCGATCAGCGGCGCTCCCACGTACTGCTGGCGCATCTGCCACGCAATCGCGGTGGCCATCAGCCGATCGTCATGACAGCCGGGCTGCGCCTCCGGGCGGCCCTTTGGAGTCCGCACGAAGGTAAGGCACTCGGCGTAAAACTGAGGATCCAAGATCTTGAGATGGCTCTGTTCCACTGCTTTCACGAGCGCGTCGATCATGATCGGCCGCGTGCTGGAGTTCGTGTGCCAGCCCACTCGCCGCTCGAGGCGATGGCGCCGTTGATCGAACGCCTCATGCCAATATAAGCGCGGATACTGAATGTGCTTGTGTAGCTCTGATAGCACGGCCGCCCCAGGCCCGTTGCGCTCCACGGCCAGGAGCGGTTGACCGCCATGCAGCGACGTGAAGCGTGAAGCGACCTCCTTCAGCACGTGCGCGAACTCATAGGCTTCCCACGAGCCGTGCACCGAAGCTACCTGGATCCCCGAACGCTTCTCGAGGATCGTAGCCGCGCAGGCGTCGCCGGCCACTTGGGGATCGGTCGGATCCGCTACACCCTCCGACGGATCCGCGCCGATCACGAACTCGAGATACGGCCTGAATTTCTTTTCGAACTCGTGAAAAACAGTCAGCCCGAGCCGATCGTCCTGAGAAACGATTTGCAGATTGGAAAGGAGCCCCTCGAACCGGCGCTGGATAGCCTGGTTGTCGAAGACCGAGCGCCCCGTCACGAGGAAGCACGTCACGTCGTCCTCGGCGTACTCCTGCGGGTACAGGGCTCCGTACTTCGCCACCTGGCGCCGCCGCCAGCGAGCTTGCGGCACGGTCAGCTCCAGCTCGCGCTCCCGCTCGGACAGGATCAGCTCCAGCCGGTCCCCTTCCTCCCCGAACTCCGCCGGATCCATGAGCGGGTCGGGCTCGAGCACGGCGTACTCTGGTTCGATACGCCAGTCGAAGAAATGCGGCTGATAGCCGGACTGGCCGTTCTTCGACTTGATCCACTCCCGGTGCCAGTACGTGCCGGCGCCCTTGGCCGTGCTCTCCCGTACGGTCCAACAGTCCGGGCCAAGGGATGGGCCAATGGCTGCCAGGGTCGAAGCAGGGTTGTCCCAGGCGGCGATCTCGGAGCAGTGGAGCGCATTGATCGACCCGCCGCGGCCGATGTCAGGGTTCCGCGCGGTGGCTGCCGTGATTCGCGAATCAAGAACGGCGAAGCGCAGCTCTTTCACTGTGTCGCGGGATAGGCGTGGTTTGAGCTGGTCCGGCAGATGGTTGTAGCCGATGCGTGCGATGTCAATCAGTTCAAGGGCGCTGCGGTACTCGTGGGCCAGGATCACGCCGCGAAAGTTGGGCCGCGTCAGCGCCTCGTGCAGCATCCGCAGCACGACCAACGTGCTACACCCGCCCTGGCGGGCCTTGAGCACGTCGTCCTGGCCACAAAGATCCGAGTAGAGTGCCTGTTGCAGAGCGTTCAGTTTGAAGGGGATCAGCGTACCGTGCCGATCCCGAATGGTAAAGAAGCGCTCCGCGAACCAGGGGAAGTCCCTGAATTTCGCAGGGAGGTCCACGTGTCCTCCGTGTTAGTCTTCCGCGGGCTCCCCGATCCCCTTGCGCCGGGCCGCCGCCCGAATGCGCCGACGGGCCGCCGCGAGCTGCGCCGGAGTCAGATCCGGCCGCTGGCGAATGCGAGCCAAGGCGTTGCGAATGTGCGCCGCATCGTGAATGGGGAACTTCCGCAGACTGCGCGGCACGGTCCGCCCGCTGGCGTCCTTACGCCCACCAGGCAGGACAATCGCAAACGCGCTGTCTGGAAGATCGTTCTTTTGAGCTGCAGTCAGCTCAGCCACCTAAACGGCTCTCCAGCTCCGTGATAAAGAGTTCGATCGCCCGATGAGCTGCCGCGAGCGCCGCAGCCTTGCGGGGCTCCGGCCAGTTCTCTTCGGCGATCTCCGCAGCCACGACCGCCTTTGCCACCAGCGCAATCGCCGGCAGGGCCGAACGGATGGATCCGAATAGGATCCGCTTCAACCAGTTCATGAGAATCCCCTCCTGTCCCTGCGGAATATACCGCGTTACTTCTTGAAAATCCCGTCGGCGAGCCCGGCCGCTACGATGTCTTCGCCACCCAGCTTCCAATACTCAGCCGTCCGTTCCGTCGTGCGCTTCCAGAACGCCTCGTCCTGCGGGGTGTGCCGAGCCATCAGCTCGATCCACCGCTTGTGGATCCAGTCCGTCCACTGCCGGCGCTGCTTCGCCTCGGAGTACCGCAGCTCTTCGCCGCTCACCACCGGCTCGTGACTCATGAGCACACAGTTCTCCGACACAAGACGCTTGTCAGCGCAGGCAAGCATGAGCACGGCCGCGCTGCACACGCCCCCAATGCCGATCACCGTAATCTCCTCGGGAATAGTAGTCACGAGATCGTAGAATACAAACATGCTCTGCACATCGCCGCCGGGACAGTTGAGCCAAACCGTGATCGGCTCGCCAGGACCGAGAAGCTGAAGCCGACGAAGAACCATCGTGATCCAGCCCCCGAAATCCTCATCGATGTCGTCCGAGATAAAGATCTCCCGTGTCTTCTCAAACACTCCGAGATCAAGAAGGTGGGTCAGCTCCGGCGCAAGCATCGGAGTCTCGTCGTCGTCGCCTAAGCTAAGAATCATCGGCATGTGTTTCCTCCTGGTTGAACACTGGACAGAGCGTTCGCTTCAGCGAACACCAGTCGCACAACCGGCTTTCCTCGGGGCGAGCCTGTTGAGTCTCCGCGTACTCGGAGACAAAGTCACGTGCCATTCGGGCAGTCGCCATGGCCCAATTCCACGCCTCCATGCTTCGGGCGCCGGTCACGATATATGATTCCACGTCACCCGTGGCCAAGTAGTAGCGTTTGCACGTGATGGCAGTCTCTAGCGGAAGCCCGTAAGCGCCGCGAACGAGCTGGGCGTAGAGTGGGAGTTGGTGGTCCCTCTCGAACCAGCGGCGCTCGGGCTTCCGCCCGGTCTTGAAATCGTGGACCTCGTATTGACACGTGTCAACACAACGCACCAAACGATCAAGGATTCCGCGCAGTTTCGCGGGAGGATCGTCGAGCAGGCCCAGCCGCATGTTGTACTCGAGCCCGAGTACCTCCCAGCCAGGCTCCGGCAGGCCAGTGCTCAGGAAGTGCCGCAGACAGCGCCGTCCGTGGTCGCGCCACCAGGGCTCCCCGTGCCGCCGCACGTCGAAGTAGCGCTCCGGGTTGTACTTCTCAACCCAGGCTGCGTCGAACATCTGCCAGGCGGGCGCCAGCTTGGCCGGGCACTCACCCTTCTGGATCGCCTCCACGACCTGATGGACTCGTGAGCCCACGAACGCCTCAATGCCCCCGCCGCCAGGCCACTCACGGATGATGTAGCGCTGGGCGTACTGGAATTTGCACTGGTCAAACGTCTTCAGTTTGGAAAACGAAAACTCCTCCGTCGGCATGGTCCCCTCCGTCAGCGGCGTCTGCGCTGTTCGCGTTCTCTCAGAGCTTGATTCCGAATGCGGGCGGACGCCTCAGCCGAAGAGCGCGTATCGCTCTCGGCCTTCACGGCGCCCGTGTTGGTCTCAACGATCTTCCAGAGTTTGCCACCCTCGCCTTTGCGGCGGGGGCGTACGCGGACCGGCATAGAGCCCCTCCTGGCGGTCCTTTGAAATTAGGGCCGGCGGCGCCGACCGTCAAACCTCTCCAGCTCGTGGCGGATCATGTACTGTTGACGCAGCTCCGCGCGCCGCTGTGCTTTGTACCGCTTGTAGGCCTCGGTGTCCTTCGTGTCCACCGCCGGCTCCAGCACCGCACAGCCTCCCGCCAGCAACAGCAGCACCGCTAGGAGAGCACGCATCGCGCCAACGCATCACGCAGCGTCTCGCGGGGAACCCCCAGCTCGCGCGCCGCCTTACTGACAGAACCGCACCGCTTGACCGCGCGGTAAACCGCCTGCATATCGTCAAGCCGCCGCGGCCGACCGAGCCGCTTGCCCCGCCGGCTGAAGCCGTTCCGGGCTCCGATCCCCGCCTTCGTCCGCTCACGGATCAGGTCCCGCTCGAACTCAGCGATGGCGCCCAGGACGTGGAACATGAGCTTGCCCACGGGCGTGCTCGTGTCGATCGCCTGGTCCTTCACGATCAGGTCCACGCCGTTCGCCTCCAGGTCCCCCGCGAGCTGGATCAAGTGCTTGACCGACCGGGCAAGCCGGTCGAGTTTCACCACCGCGACGGCGTCGAACTCATCCATCCGGTGCAGCAGCTCCCCCAGCGCCGGCCGCTGAGCCCTGGCCCCGGAGACGTGGTCCACGAACTCAGCCACGACCTCGTCGCCTCTGGCCGCCAGGTAGAGCCTCAAGGCCTCCACCTGGACCATCGGGTCCTGTTCGCCGCGATCGGTGCTCACGCGGGCGTATATGGCGACCCTCACTTGACCCGGTCCTTCGGCCAAGCGTAGATCTCGGCCTCCAGCTCCGGGTGCTCCGCGAGCAGATCCCGGGTGTCGTTCCGGGCTCCGCCGCGCGGCTCGCGCCGGTCGCGCATGGCGCCGGCCTTCCGGAAGTGAGCGTCAACCGCCCGCCAGTTACGGGGAAACTTGCCTTTGTCTTGCGTCTTAGGTTTACTCATGGTCCTCTTATCGGTCAGTGCCCTCCGAAACTTGAGCCCCCTCGTCCTCGTACTCGTACCCGTACTCCCGGGCCAGCATGAGAGCCAGCTCGTGCGCCTTCGGGTCCGTGTGCTTGATCACGCTCCAGTTGAGCGGCTCGTTGTACATATGCTTCCGGCTGTAGTCCTTGCCCGGCGCGGGTGGAGAACCGATCTCAGGCACGCCGACTAGCGTAGCGAACTCCTCCCACCCTTCTACAGTAGAAAGCTGCTCGACGCGGAACCGAGCCACGGGCTCGAACAGCTTTTCGATGCGCCGGTTCCACATAATCCAGCTCCAGGTCCAGAACTGAATCCGCTGCCCCGCGTACAGTGGAATACTATCCGGCATGGACGGCGGCAGCTCGACGTTCCCCTTCAGGAACTCCTGCGCTTCGTTGTTCATTGTGCAGCTCGAGCTGATCGTCTTGAGCGGTTCGCGAACCACGTGGATCACCTTCCCGTACTTCGTTGCCGGCCCGGCACAGATCACGCCGAACGCTGCCCCGCCGCACCCTACGTGGATCGAAGAGACGATCCCGTCTGGCCGGAACTTCTCGTGGCCCACGTCCATCCCGTGCTCCACGAGCACGCGCTGGACAAAGTGAGTGCCACTGCTCGGGTGAGCCGCGACCAAGAACGGGTAGTCCTTGTCCACGCCCAGCTTCTCGTCACGCT